GGTGTGTTCTTTGTAAAATCTATTGTTCCATCTACAGCATTAACCACTGGTAACTCACTTCGATTAGTTGGCGGTACTAGTGGAATGTTGAGACCTCCTTGGAAGCGTGGGTTTGTTAATAGTGATGTTGGCAGCTCGATACTCGCAACTAAATCATTATTGCCTGCTATTTCATTGACTTCTGTTCGAATTGGCTCCATCTGCACACTACCATCAAATATATCTGTATATACGTCGGATACACTTGCATCCTCATTCTGTGCTGCTTGTCTAGTAGTGATACCACCAACTGTAGGATCTGCTGTTATATTACTTTTAAGTACTTCTAACTGCTCTTGTGTTGCTTTTTCTATTTCATCAAAACTAGGTAGTGATAACGCTGCGTCACTAGGTTTTTTATGTATTACTGCATCAAAACCATCAAAGTCGATATAGTAACTATCGATAGCATGTAAGCTTTGTAAATCATTTGAATCAAAGTTAGTGTTATGAACTCCTATTGTTATAATAAATCTAGAGTAGTTGTTCCACTGTGTCGTAAAAGGTTGTAGGCTTACATTATCAATATATGTTTCGATAAAGGCCTTTTGATTATCATTCCATGTAGATGCGTAATCTTGCAACATTAATGGTGCATTTGGTGTTGCCCAGTAGCTGTACAACTGCTCAAGCGGTTCATTAGCGTTATCCTTGAGGTTGTTGTACATCAATATTTTATCGTTATTGTCTATTGTGTACCACGTCTTTGTGTATGTTGGTCCTACGACTGAGTTATATGATTCAGAAACTACGGTGACTATATCTCCGGTGTACGGTTCGTTACGAAGCTCTGCATAGTTGAAAGATGAAGAAGGCCATGGATTGATGTAGGGTGGTGCAACTAACGGATTTGATGAAACTATAGTGTAAAGTTTGATATCGATATCATCATTTACATTCATACCTCCCCTTGTCTTAATATTTGGTGTCGATAGCAACGTCTGATCACTACTGAAATCGAAGGGTAGTAATCCACCTCCATATGGTATTTGTTCAATGGTTGTTTGTGGCGATGTTGGAGCTCTTCCTATCATCTGAATGCCTAACGTGTTTGTTGCAACATCCATTACAAATGTAACAGTAACATTTCTTATTCCAGTATCTTCTGGATCAAATGGTAGAGCGTTTGGATTAATTAAGGATGGTACTAATCCTTGCACACGAGTATTGCGTGAATATATCCTGCTCACAGATGATCCATTGTTTTGTGCTGATCCTGTTGGTATTAGTGTTATGTTAAACCCAGACGCAAACGCTCTTGATACAGACTGCTTTGGTATTCTTTGTTCTGCACTATCAGGCCATGGTAGACTGCTTCTGTAATTGTCACGGATTGCGTTGAATGGTTTATCATCATCATCACGAGCATTTGCGCTTCTAATAAGTTCTCCCGATTCCCAGCTTCCTGCCCAACTAGGTTGTTCAAAGATTCCATCCGTTATATTATAGCGCTTTATCCCTAATTCATTGAGAACAAACTCCAATCCACTTGTAGCTTTGATTGTATATATTAATCGAATTTTAGTAGTCTTTGGATTAAGCTTATCCAACACTATTCGTTGAAATTCGGCGTATTGTCCGTATGTGTACCTGTCTTGCTGTGTCGGAAATAATTCGTCTGCGACAAATAGATGTGCGTCTGCTTTCCCTCCTCCAGAAGGACCATCTGATATTGTTTTACCTTCTCCACCTTGGTAATAAATCTGATTGCTATACTTTCCTAGTCGAGCATTCCATGGATCTTGTATTGTTATCGGTTTTAATCCTTGACCTACACTCGGTACTCGTGTTTCATTACTATACTCTTCAATTTGAATAGATGCAATTTCCTTTACGAATCCTGGACCCATCTTGACGAAGTTTTCAAGACTTAGTCTTGCTGATCCGTCATAATAGTTTCTATCCCTTGCACGCTCATCTGGTGTTAAGTATTCTCTGGCTGGTTCGTAGTTGTATATAGCGTTTCCTATGTAAAACGATATTAAGGCTGTTACTCCTGATACTCCGTATATGGATCCTCGAACATGCTCACGCAAGTCTGTGATATCAATATCTTGATAAATTTGAGCAAGATTGGTTCCACCATTGATTCCATATTGATATTTATCTCTGGTGATGTAAGTTTTTATTCTCGGTAAAGGATTGCCTTGCAATACCCCACCATCTAGTTGATATGGTCGTGGAAACATCATTTCCTTAGTCCAATGAAACTCTTGATTCATTGGATCTACTGTAATTCGTTTATCTCGATTACCGGTAGTTTTGGGAGACATTTCTTTTGCAATCATAGTCCCAGATAAAGACTCCCATCCATCCAAAGATGGTGTGCCATCTTCTGCTAACCCATTAGGATTGTTTACTAGGTTTGTGTAAAAAAAGGAATCAACGTTAGAGTTATAAACTTCCAAGTTTAAAGAACCTCCATCAGTTCCGCCAATGTCGTTGCTAACTACACAAGTATATACTCCAGCATATCTAGGTATCATGTTAGTTATAGTCAATGTGTTACCACTAACTAATCTTGCTGCTCTAAGTGAATCATCTATATCATCTGATACAATACTTTCTCCGTCAACAAACCACCTATATGTTAATCCTTCTTGTGGATCTTTTATCTCAAGAATACCATTCTCAACATTAAAAACTTTAGGTTGCTCTGCTTCGATGCGTAGCGTTAGATTAATGCCTGCATGTACTTTGGTTGCACCATCAGGAAACAAATACATATAATCACCATCCAATGTTCCAGCTGCTACTGACGGCTTAACTTGTGGTGTAGATGCTTCTGCCATTGATTTGATAATTACCGGTGGACTATTTACAAGTTCCGGTAACAAATCGTATTCAGTTTCATTTTCGTTTAAAGCTGTATTAGGTGATGTTGGTTGTAGTGGTGGTGCTGTGTTTGTTTTACCATTTACTGGTACGATTACAGTGGAGGTTATGCTGTGCTGTTTTCCAGTCATAAGGATGCCCGAAGACATTTTATGAAAAGGCCCAATGTATGGTTGACCATCGAGTGTGACGTACTCACCCTCTTTAGCGTAATATAGGGAATACTTGTGATGATCCATATAACAACTTTTAGTTTCGTTCTATCTTAAAGATCCAGTTTTGATCATAGATATTATAATTTACTCCATCCTCTTGTGGTACTTTAACCAACAATCTATAATACCTTTCTGGTTGAAAGCTATCCAAGTGCAGCTTAACATAGCTACCTTTATTGTCGTGGCTTAGATGCGTGTAATTGCTGAAGTCGATTACACTATCATCTGAGTGTGCATAATACACAGCATATTGTGAACCACTCGGCAATCTGTATTGATCTAGAAAAAGCGATGATGTTTGATATACGGCAGTTGGATATCTATATCGTGGAGCGAAGGTGAGTTTTGGTCTCGCACCTTCCTTATAGCGCTCTCGCAAGTTTGTGCATACAATGTTAAACTCCTCTTCTGTATCAACGATAGACAGCGATCCAGTGATGATGCTATCATCGTATCTAGCTTCAATTACTGGCGAGTATATTGTTTGAGTTTCTTTGCTATAGAATTGGAATTTTTTAAATTTCTGTAGATTTTGCTCAGCGTCTTCGTTTTTCTTTATGATTATTCCATTAAAGTCTATGGAGCCACTTTGGACTTGTCTCACAATAGCAGTGATATCCATATCAACATCAGTAGTAGTGTAGTCAAACGATTGTGATGCTGCGCTAGATGTGTACCAGTTACCTCCTCCAGGATTAACCTGCCAAGATGCTGTTGCTTGAGCAGCGTATGATGATGTCGCCCATATGTTAAATAAATCTATCTTTCCAGCTCTATAATACCAACTCACTCCTTCTGTGTCAGCAGGTGATGCTGCACTCCTACCTACACCCATCTCCCATGATCCAGAGATTGGATAAGCTTCTAAACTATATTCGATAGGAATCTCCTCCGCTTCCGTTGCAAAAAGCTTTATACCAAAATCAAAATCATTTGGATCGTATCCTAAGCTTACAATACTTGCTGATATTGATGTGTAATCGAAGTCAAGTAATATTCTCGAATTGTAGCTTGCAGTTACGGCTCCACTGACAGATCCACTGGCACCTACCTTTATAAGCTCTAATACTTGATCGCGTCCGGTGTTTCTTTCTGGATCGTTTTCGTATATTGTAGCGTCTTTTGTTGGATAAAATCTTAATATCATGCTAGTATGTTGCTATTCGTCCTTTAATATCGTTATCTGGGTACTTTACTTCAAAGATCATTGGATCTAAGCTTGGATATGTAATTCCATTTCTTGTAGCGGTGATCACATCATAGGATATATTGCTGTATCCTAAAGATGCATCATCTAAGCTTTTCAATGCAAGGTTTGTTACTGTCTGCACACCTCTAGTTCCAAGTAATACGCTAATAATGTCTGAGTGGATTATGGGTTGATTGATTTGCCATCTATCTATCTCGAAATGCTTTTTTACTGCTTGTACACATCTCAACAACACTTCGTTTGCGTTTTGATCACGGAATGGTATGATGTCAAAATTAACTTGCAGATTGACAATATACGCGTTTCGTAAATTTACACTATCCGTTAGCATTCTGTATTGGGATAGGTATGTTTTGAGGTTTTCTTTTATAGCGTTATTAGTGTTTACTAATTGCTTATCTGAGTTGTATCCTAACACATACATATTCATAGCGAGTGGGTTAGCTACTACATCCGTATTATCGCTCGTCAGTAGATTATTCTGCTCATCCGGTGTTATAAATACCTTAGACACGCTTCCAAATTTTGGAGGCATAGATAATGCGCGTATCATATAGTCCTCTCTTGTTACTGCTCTGTTTTGTGTTGATAATTGCATGATTGCTTTTTGTCGAATCTCTTCAATTGTTTCTTGAGATCGACCTCCTACAGCTGGTGTAGGATTGTTCACAGCAAGCGAGTTCAATATTGTGGAGTTTAGTGTTCCTATGTTTTGTGGAAAATTAAGTGTATTTGTATCAACAGCTGTTAAGTTTGTAATAGTGTTGCTTGCTACGTTTGATCTAGTACCTCCTCCCACTAAATAAGTCACAGTCAATGTTGTATTTGATGGAGCTATTCCGTAGCTTTTTGTAACACCTGGAGCGTTTGGATCTATCGATTGATCAACATCAATCTTTCCAGTTGGAAGATTTAATCCAATATTCTCAGGAGTTAGTAGTAACTCTTCATCAGCTGAGTTGCTTATGCCGCTACCAAATTGCACCTCTATGCCATCGTCTAAAATACGAGTTACGAATCTCCTTGGTACTTTTTTAAGTTTTAGTAAATATGGTATCTCATCACTATACACAGCTGCATCTGGATCATTGAGTTGTGTGTTCTCGACTGCCTCAAACACAGTATCCTGTGCTAGGTACGGAACTTCTGTCCATACGTTTCCATCTGAATCGATTATGCTATCCACTCCTATGAAGTTTGGTGCTTCGTTTATGTTACGATCATTTGTAAATGGTATCTTAAACTTATAAAACTTTTCAACTGCACCTACAACAACTTCTTGTGTTTGTGGTAATGCGGATACAGCTCTTATCTTCTTTTTTGCCAAATAGTACTCCGGATTACCGTCACCATCAATACTATATACTGTGAATTCTACTGGATCATTTGTAGTATCAACTGAGAAATCTACAGCTTCTTGTATATAAAAATCGACTGTGGTATTTTGTGCACCACTGAGGGTGGCTCTAGTTGTTGAGTATGTATTCTCTATCAATTCAGATAGATTAGCTTGTACTTGCATGCCAGGTTGTATGTATAAGGCATATCGCATATCAGGTGCTGCGTTTTCTCCAGTCCCAGTCGATGGTATTAGTTGAAATAAATCTAGATCTACTGCTGATGGTACGCTTACCGTAGGTTTGTATCCCATAGCGGCTGCAATTGCTAATATATTTCTTCTCTCAGTAGCTTGTAATAGTAGCGATTCTTTAAATTGAGAATCTACGTAATAGTTGAGTGTATCTCCTACATACGAGATAAGCTCTAGGAACATCATACCTGGTGAAGCCTCATTGAAATCATTATATGTGTTTGGATAATAATTCTTAACGAAGTCTACCAACCCCTGCTTTATGGAGTCGAAATCTCTACCTAAATATTTTACGTCCTTTGATGTTGTGTGATCTGGCATAATATTATTGCTCTTGGTTATCTAGTACTACGTCTATCTGTCTTGTATCAAATTCGTTTCCAATCAAGTTTATTGAAAGGGTTATGTTAATTTGATTTGGATTGGTCTGCGACCTTGTAACCATTAAATCGGCAATATTGATGTAAGGCAGCTGCACTTCGAAGTTTGTTCGAATTGTATCTTCTATTGCTTCAACTAACTCATCTGTTGAATTTTCAAATAACACACTACGTAAATTGCACCCCCACGTTGGTCTCATCGGACGCTCCCCATGATTTGTTAGTAGTAGGTTTTTAGCGTTAGCTACTGCTTGGTTTATTGTAGTGTAGTTTAATTGAAATTGAGAACCAGCAAATGATCCCATAGGCAAATCTATGCCAATAGCTACATCATTTTCAAAATCTAATGCTGGTTGTTTTATTTCAATTGCCATTATTTTCTACTATTAATTGATTCTGCTTTTTGTAATACTTGAGAATAATCCTTCATAAATGCTGCTGTTGGATCGTTTGGATTTATTGCAGGTGAAGGTGGTGTAATGTCTTGCGCATTCATCATGTGACCAAACCCTTGAGCTTGATCTGCTGTAAACATTTCTCCCATACTTGGAAACGATTGGTCATCTTCAATCATTGGGGATGTACCATTTCTCATAGCGTTAGCTGTTTCGGCTAGAATGCTATCTAAACCTGTGTTTCCAGTTAGCGCTTTGATTGTTTGTTTTGGTTGAGGCTTAGGCTCAGCCAAGAACATTTCTTGTGCGCTTGTTGGTGTTTTTGATCGTTGTGGAGCTTTTCCCAAAGCTTCGTTTAACTCTTCTCGTATAACCGATCGCACTTCTTTTTTAATAATCTCCTTCAAGATCCTTGCAAAATCTGTTGCTTTCATAATTGTATTGTTTTATATAAATAGGGCTTAATTTTATTTATAGCCCTTGAATGGAAAAGGTGGTATTCCAGTTGCTGGATTTGGTATACATAATCCTTGTACACCATTTAGTTGATTTTCAAGGTTTCTGGCTAATTCGCGGACTGCTGCACCATATCCGTCAATTCGTCCATTGACTTTCAATGGCTTCATTGGCTGTATAAACAGTACCTGAAAGGTTGTACCAACATTGTTTTGCCAGCTAGCTCCAGTCCAGAACAGCTGTGTAGCTATGTTGTATGTTATCGACGTAGCAGCTAGATCAACAAAGTCTTTTCGTCTCAGTATTTGTTGTAATCGTTTCTCGTACTGCTCTTTGTTTTTTTGAATTTCGTCTTTAATACGTTTCTTTAAAACTGTAAGTTGATTGTTTATTTGTTTTTTGATAAACGCTTCAAACTGTTTTAGCAATTCAACTACCTTCGCTACGATAATGCTTATTACAGATCCCTTTCCTTCGTTTATTGCTTCGTACATATCTACTAAGCTTTTATAGAGTTTGTTGTTGTTTATTTTTTCTGCTGCCGCTTGTCTTGACCTTTCAATAGCATCTTTTGTAGCTTGTGCGCTTGTAGCAATAGGTCCAGTTGCTGGAGGGTTTTCTCCTTGAGGTGTGCTTGTAGCTTGCTGTATAAGTTGTTGCTCTTCTTGTGGTGGTAATACTCCTAATATCTTAGTCAATGTTGTCTTTGTCTTGACAAGATATTCTCTTTCGAAGCTTTGCAGTGCCATTACCAATGGCTGTGATTGCAAGGTTTCTGTAAGAAAATCACTCTTACTAATTGTGATTAATTTTCTAGCTTCTGCTATGATTTGGTCAGGCTTTGCTTGACCACTAAAGATTGTCTCCAGACTCTCAAGAAGCTTGTTTATTATTGGTGATACTCCTCTGACGCCTCCTTCACTAAACAAGGTTTGCGATTGGATGGCTGATTGTATTATTCGTTCATACTCTTCCTTTATTGCTGACCCGAATGATGCTGCCTGCTCCTGACCCTGCTCTTTAGCTTGCGTTACTATATCTTTGTAGTTAGATGCATCTTGCGCTATTGTTGTGATGATTGATACATAGGTATCAATCTCTCTCAATGTATCAATCTCTTTTAGTAGGATTCGATTTCGATCTTCTTCTTGTTTGTATTTGGAGCTTTGTGGATTCACTCCTACTGTATTAAACTCTAAGATTGCGTTGGCAACTTTTCGCATAATTGGATCGTTAGTTGCTGCTGATATTTTTCCTTGAGATAAGTTTGTACCAAGTTTAGCTGCGTTAATTGCGAGTAGTGAAACAGCTTTGGCTTTTTTCGTTGTTTGTTCAATCTTTACCTTATATTGCTTAATTACCTCAGCTTTTTCTTTTGCTGCTTGCGCTTTTGTTGCAAAATCCTCCGTCTCTGTTGGAACCGGTAATGCTGCTATAAGCTTGATTTCAAGGTCTCTTTTATACTTATCGAGATTTGTTTGCTGTTTCTTGATGAAGCTGTTGATATCATCTTGAATTTTTTTACGAAACCCGTCTGCATCATTAAGCAAGTCTTGCAGCTCTTTAAGTACGCTTAGTATTGTTTGTTTTGGCTGTTCACGACGATCTCTGCGCGTAGCTTTATCCTCAGATTTATCCTTTGTTTTGCTTATGAAAGTGCCTTTGAGTTCTAATAACAAATCTTTTAAGTCAATCAAATCCTCCTTCAATCCTAACACCTTATTATATAGTTGATCGTATGTTGTGCTAGTTTCTTCAAATAACTTTTTTACGTCTATAAAATTGATATTCGCATCTGTGATTGCTTTGATTAGAGGTGTTTCTGTAATTGCACTCGATCCGTGATCTCTTAGATAGGTTATCAATTTTTGCTTTGATGCTAAATCTGGATTAGGTGTGAATCTTATTTGCTGCAGATCTTCTGTATTTTGTTCTGTGTTTGTTTTTATAGCTTCTATCTTGGATTGAAAGTCTGTGACTGTCTTTAATACTTCATCCTTGATGACAAGTCCAGCATTAATGAGTGCAGTTGATTTTTGTATTAGAGCAGTTGCTGTTTTTACGTTTTTAGTTGTTGTTGCTACTGTTGATTTAATTTTATCCTTCAAATCCTCAGCCTTTTCCTTTTTTGCTTTGAATGATTTTTTCTTATCGCCAGATCCAAACAATTTTATCTTACTTTGCTTTTGAACTAATTCTCGTACCTTCTTATCTAACGACTCCTTTATGTTTTCGGTACTTCTTTGTAGTTGCTCTTTAATTCGTTTTTCTTTTGTACGAACTAGCTCTTCAAGTTTTTTAATTTCTGGTTGAACGTAAAATTTTATAAATCCTAGCCTATCACTAGCTACAATTGCTTTTCTTAAAACTCTCTCAGTCTGCTCATCAAACTTTTCACCTTTTTGCTTAAGATCAATAATTAGCTCACCTAAACTTTCTGGAAAAAGTAGTCCGCTACTTATTCGTACCATTTTTGCTACAACTTGCTCGAGTCTCCGTCTAACATAATCCCTCTGCTGCTCTTGGTCAAATTGTTGAAACACCCTTACGCTTGATTGCGTATCTGCTTTTATCTTACCAAAGTATTCACTAGCTTTTTGTATTGTTGTTACTACTTGTCTTGGTTTAGTGAAATCTAAATTGAGTAATGAATCAACGATAGCCGCTTCTGCAGGGAAACGTGTTTTAAACTCCTCTTCAATATTAAAATCATCTCCTAATTCTTGAAGTTCTTCGAATGAAAAATCTAAGATATCCTCTCGAACATTTTTTAGCTGTTGAACAAATACCTCAAACATTTTCTTAATACCTTCAATTGTATTCTTTATTTCTTGAGGTATCAAAGATACTTGTGTTTTGAGTTCACCTACTCTTCTGATAGTTGTTTGTAGTAACTTTGTTTGGTACTCTGCTTTTCGTATAATTCCCTCTAACGCTTGCCTCTTTGCTTCTATATTCTCTTTTGATAATACGATCTCACGAGCTGTGTAGAATTGATCAATCGTGTTTTTAAATCGTACCCTACTCCCTTCATTAAAGGGTTTACCAAATACATCTAATGGACCAGTGCCTACTGGAGCAGGAGCTCCTAATGCTGCGGGTGATGGTAGTGTTGGTGATATTCCTAATGGCATGCCTTTTGAGAGAGCTCGCATGTAATACTTTGTGATACCTTCAACATACGCTTGTACATCTGCATATTCGCCATTTCGCAAATCTTTTAACAGAGGTTGAACAAAGTCTATTTCAAAGTTGACTGGCATTAAGCTGTTAGATTATTTAATCCTAGATCAGCATACCATCCATTATTAACAAGCTTACCTCCCGGTCCAGGTTTTATAATAGCGTAAGGTCCTTGTACTGCTTCATTAGGTCTATACTCAAAGTGCCATTCCTCAGAAGATACTGTTCTCACAAAACCATACTTATGCGCATTATTTGCTAGCCATGTGTAGTTTTGCTCTTTCAGTGGTGAAAAGTTTTTACGTCCTCCAGTATTAAAGTCTGCTGCAATTCCTGAGCCATGATTGGAGTGTCCTGGAGGTGCTGTTGCCGCGTTGTATCCTCCAGATGAAGCGTAGAATATAAATGCTTCCTTCCCTTCTTTGTACCCAAACTTACCCGTTGTTCCAGATTGACGTTTATCTGTACCTGCGGTACCTCCTGGATCAACAAACTGCTTATAATACTTATTTGACTTAACCCATCTACCACTATCACGTCTTAATGATTCTTGTGTAGTGAGTTTTCCTGATTTTCCAGAAACACTTGTCCACGTTATCTTCTGTCCACCATCTACTGCTGGTCTGAATCCAGAAGCTACATATAAGTTTAACCCATCCAACTTAGCTGCTGCTATTAGTTGTAATACCGCAGCTGCGGTTGTAGGAGGTAATAACTGTCCTCCTGGTACATATGCTAGCTGACTGAATGGCTGATTGTCATTATTATATGCTGGAGCTGACAATGTGGCTATATCGAGATCTCCTACAACTGGATCCTTTGCGTTTGCTAATGATGACGCTGATAGGTTTATTTCACCTGCAGGTATTGGTGTTTGTTGAAATTTATTTACAACACTCGCAATACCCGATGATTGAGCTTGTGTTTGCACTTGCTTAAAGCCTATGTAATATAATCCATAATCTTCATATAATGTAAATCCGTATAACAAACAATTATCTATCAACCAGTCTTTTTGGCTTTTAGTGAAAGGCTCAAATTGCAATACTCGTCCGAATCTTCTCGGATCTAATTCGGTAGTTTGTGGTATGGGATACACAGTAGTACCTTGTGCTGAAAAAGGTTCACCGATGGGTGGATCAAATGCTCCTTTAACATTTGTTGCTAGGTCGTTGAGAAATGATTCTAGCTTATTGTAATTGGACTCGCTTTCGTTGACAATATCGATGATAGGAATTGATGTATCTAGCAACGGCTTTACGATCTCAAAATCTTCATCCGATATGGATGCTCCTTCTGGTTTTTGTGTTCTAAAATCTTCACGTAGTAGATTACGAAGATCCTCAACTACCTCGTATCTTGATAGGTAGCTCTTTTTTACTTCTAACTTGCCTCCAATCGCTTCATTTAGCTTTGTATTCAAAGCAGTAAAGTACTGATTGGCTTGTGTGTATATTACTACATCACCGAATTGCGATAACTTGTCCTTTAAATCTGCCATAATGTGTTACTATACAATTTTTCCAACAAAAATGCTATTATTATAGTGTGTTTGTGTCGCCATAAGGATCAGTGCTAGGTGTCTCGAAATATCCAGGTAACTCAGCGTATGGTGATGTAACTGGATTTGGTGGTGGGCCTGCAGATCCTCCTCCTGGAACGCCGGTAGCAGTTCCGCTGAATGTACCAGTCAATGTTCTTGGAGGTACAAAGTCTTTTGCTTTTTCTCGAGCAGCTTTAACTGTATTCAAACGCTCCTCGTCTATTTGTTCATGCGTCAATCCATCAAGATATGCATACGAACTTAATATCTCAGGAAGTCTAACTTTTAGTAGTTCGAATTCTGCTAAAGTTGATGGTTGGAATACTCCGTTTCCAGTTGGACCTGCAATCTCTGCATTTTCAATAGTAACAATCAAATCTTCTATTAAATTGATTAGCTTAAGCCCTAACACCATTGGCTCATACAACTCGTCTGGAGTTCCATCTCCTACAGATTTAGGTATAGGTTTGTTTATTGTTGATTTTTTATCATACTCTTCTCCTTTGTTAGGTAATCCTAAGAATACGTTTTGATGACCAAATAATGTAATCGTATTACCACTATCTATATTGACCTTTTGTGGTGAACCTATTGCTACACCCTTCTGTCCAAACAGCATAGCAAAATCGCTCTTAGCATTTATCATTACACGATCGCTATTAAGAAACATACTTCCTCCAGTTGTAGGGGTGTAAATGTTATTCTTGTTATTATCGATTCCAGTAAGTTGAGCAGCATCATTGTTTTTCACATTGACATCCAAATCAAATGTCTGGTCTGTCTCTTCTTCAAAATTTAATGCTAGAACCTCATCTTGAAGCGCACCTAAATCTATAGTAAATGTACCAGAGATTCCGAAGGTTTGTGGAGTAGTTGTTGTTGTTCCTGCACCTTGATCGCCTAGCCCGCCATTTGCTGCTACTATCTGCTTTAACGATTCGTAATTATATTCTGCCATCTAGTCTCCAATATTTATCTTGAACGCACTCTGGTACGCAAGACCTATTTTATTTAACTTCTCACGACACGGTTGTGAATGTGTAAACTGCTTACTAGGATCAAGGTTCACCTTCTCGTTTATTATAATAACCATGTTGATTAATGATTTTGGTGTCGTAAAGAATCTATTAAACCATTCGGTATAATATTGTTTAGTGCTATCGTTTGTCTTTTGCTTTTGCAACCAAGCATATTGTGCTTGCACAGCTGCATTTGTTGTATTAACCAATCCTCCTAAAGCTTTTTCTGGATTATCTTGTTGTATTGTTGCTCCTAATTCAGTTAAATCTATACCGTCTTGCACATAGAAGTTTGGTATGAAGTTTTCTACAGCAGCTTTTACTCCGTGTGTTGCAATACCTTTATCTCCCGACTGCCAACCTAACGTCCAATTAAAATACGATAGGTATGGATTGTACCATCTTAATGTGTTTATAGGCTTTCCTAAGGAGGACTTAGCACCAAAATATATCCAATACAGCTTTGCTGCATTTTCTGTTTGGAATAAAAGAGATAGCGCTTCTTTTTGATCTGCTTCACTTAATGATGAATTGTATGCTATCAATTGGTCAAGAGCATCAGATAAAGCAGCAGCTGCTTGACGAATCGGATTCGTATTAACACTTCCACCACTAATTCCAGGAAGTAACTTAGAAAAAAACACACCTTTCTCAATCTGACCTCCCTTAGAAGTGAATACCCAACTAATAGGAATGCCTCGCATTGAGTTTAGGCTACCATCGCTCGGATGATCGACCATAGCAGCATCTTGTGTAACAATGGTAGGCCAAAATACTCCGTTGATTATATCGAAAGCGGTGATAGGATCCATGTGAGCATGTTTTTTATCAGCATACTCTTTTCTAACTTCTGTAAATAGTTTTGTAACTTCTTCTGCGTTTCCTGCTATCTCAAGGTACTTGCCAGCAAGCTTTCGGTCTGTGTAGTAGAATGTAAGCCAGCGTGCTACATCATCGCCTACCGAACTTATAACAGTTGACCATGTATTAAATAATTCTTTTTCTGTACTGCTTAATGCCATGATATGTTAATTATTTACCTCTACCTTCTGTAGCTTCTTCAAAACCACTCTGACCAGTTACTGGATTGTATCCTTGTGCCTGATCTAATTCATCTTGAGACTCATCTGGTATTATTGAGTTATCTGTAGTAGACTTCGTTGTAAGATCATTGATCTGACTACCTTTGTCACCTTGCTTTGGAGCTATTTGATCGTCACCCGTACGAGCACCTTCTCCATCTTTAGCGCCAGAAGCTTTCTTTGATGCGTCTGACTCAAAGCCAGTAATACCTATATCGTATGCCCACGTTGCTAAAGGGTGTGCCTTTGTTCCTTTTTCGGGTAAAGCTAATTCAACTTGTATCTGTTGAGTTGTTGTTAAATATATTGAAGCTGGATCGTTTGCTAAATCCTCTACTTCATATAATGTGTTTTCTAAATCATCAAAGCTACCTCGTGCACCATTAACACGCATCAGCATGATTGGATCACCAGGCAATCCTTTATCGCCTGCCGCCCATCCTTGACCTCTTTGTTGACTTGATATAGGAGTTCCAGCAAATCGAATACTTCCTCCGAAGCGTCCTTGAAGTATGAAATCTCCTTCATTGAGTTGAAGCTGCTTATGTACGATTGGCTTCTTTCCTTCCTTAAAGGAGGCAAGGTTCTTGATCTTCTTATCAAACCGCTTAGCTAGTTGATTCACAGTAAACTGGCCAGGTAGGAATGGATTGAGTAAGTCTGGATCAAGACCTACAAAAGGTGAGGAGTTTATAGTGGTGTTTGAAGTCATTCCAACTACAGCTCCGTAATAATATTGAGATGATAGAAATACATCCGGTCCATAAAGCCTACTAGCTTTGGCTCGATATACAAGAACCTGCTCGCCTGGAAGCGGTAGCTTCATATTACTACGATCAAGAGGGTTTGCATGCTTACCATCTCTCGTTTCATCAAAGATCGCCTGACTTGTGCCATATGTACTCAGTGCATCTCGCCAAAAGATTGTTCCTACAACTTGATTCTTCTCTGGATCGTATTGTGGATGATTAGTGTCTAGTATGACATCAACAACATGCCCAATACCTTGTAAGTTATAAGGTACAAAAGGAGTTGCCGGTGCTGTCTGCGGTAAGTTACTCCATAAGCCGGTTAATCCATTAAATAATCCCATCTATTTACTGCTATCTAATAAACCCTGAGCAGCATCTAGTAATTGCGCTTTTTCTTCTTCTGAAAGCATGCCATCATCACCGCTATTTGCTTTTGCGCTTGAAACGAGTAATCGTTGTACAATTGCTGTAAGCTTTACAAGGTTGTCATCATTCCTCACAGATACTTCTAAGTATTCTTTAATCAAAGGTACCATCATAGAAGCATCAGTCATATTTCGTATCATTGGTTTGAGCTGTTCAATCAATCCAGTGATTTGTGTTTCTTTCTTTTTTGTGTTTGCGTATATATCTCTCAATAAATCTGAGAAAGACTTATCATCAAACAACAATGCATCCTTATCCATGTGTATCTGTTTTTAATAAATAGGTGTGAAGAATACTTTTTAGAATGGCTCGCGATCCTTTATCTCTTCAATGTATTCCCATATTTTCTTGATACGTATGCCAGCCACCCAAGCCTCCCTATTATCATAAAAGCCGAGTCTTTCCAACTCAGCTTTATCGACGTTTTCCGGATCAAATTCAAACGCGTTTAAGTTTGGTCCTCCACCAACTTTTTCCCACGCCTTGACTTCATCTAATAAGAATCCGATCAATCCTTCCTTTGACACTCGAATTAACATAACTACTTACGTCCTTTAATGTCATAGATTTTATCTTTAGGAATAAAACCTTCCTCCAAGAAATCACTATACATCATCTTCCATCGCAACTTCATCTCTTTAACAATCTTAGTAATTTGTTGAGTGCTAGCATCTGTCATTTCACGTATGTAAATATAAAGTGCCTTCTTATTAAAAACCTCGATTCGATCACGCTTACGGAATAATTCAAGTACAGCTTCTGCTAATCGCTGATCTCGTTCCTTTTTGTAATACAACGGAACCTTGTCATCCCAATATGCTAGGTATTTTTCAAAAAACAATTCAAGCTGACTTTCCACTTCTGCTCGCTCTTCTGCTGGAATATCAACAGATGCGTCGATATCGATACGTTTATGTTGAAGAAGCTTTTTATAGTTTTTCTTGTTTTTTAAGATGCAGTAATTTTTAGCAATCATGTTGAAATAACTGAAAGCCTTGCTTCCTTTTGTTTCATCAAACTTATGTAAGCGCTCAACTAAAAATGTAACAACCTCATGCTGGTACTGCTCTAATGGCACGTTATCTGTGTAATAAAACTTCCAAGTATGTACTACATTTTCTACTAATTTTTCGAATGGGTATTGCAGCTCATCACGATATATCCTACTCTTTATTGCTGGATCAGCTTCTTTGTTATACTTTAGAATGCTTTGATCGACCTCAGGTCCAAAGTATTGCTTTTTATTTTTTCTCTTTCTCTTTGGAGCCATCTTCGTCGTCATTGTTTATGTATCGTTTAATAAATTCGTTTAATTCCGTCGTTGCTTCTTTTACTTCATTAAAAATCATACCCGTTTCATCATCTGCTTCAAATGAACCTAAGCGATCAACCTCTTTCATTCTTTTATGAGCTCTATCAACCTTCACAGCTGTTACAAGCATCATTCGCGTATAAAGCTCTAAGTATGCTGTAAGCTTTATCACTTTACGTACTTGTACGTAAGCTAGCCATCCAGTTATACTGAGCATTATTGATAGTATTACTGTTGTTATCATCTTACTTAAATAATTGATCAAACGTGTTTTTCAAAGACTCTTTATCCGCTTCTTTGAATGCTGTATTCTTTTTTGATTTAGGTGCTGGAGTACTCGTTTTATCAGCTGAGTAGTTTGTTTCTTTTTCAATTCTCGAAGCCATCATATCAGCTTGATGTAGTACATATGGAATGTTAGTGCGTAAAGCGCTGTCAGGATTCCAACTTACGTAATAAGGCTTATTAGCTTCTTCATACATACCATCATGTAGCTTAATACCAAACCATTCATTCTCTGAGACCTTGATACCTCGATCAGCTAATAATTTTAAGCTTCGATCAGGGACAGTCATAAACGAGTTTACTGGATTATTAATGTAAAGCTTGCCTTGATTTTTTCTATGCCAATCTGATGGATTATGCACGTACTGCTCAGCCTCTTCTGATCCTATCTTTCCAAGATCGTGATTAAGAGCTGCAAACACTAACTCCTCATCTGTATAATTAATCACAGCACCTTCAGCCTCCCACAAAGCCTTAACCTGCAAAGCACACCTTATTACACGTAGTACGTGATCTACATAACCTCCAGTGAAGCAGTTATGGTAATGTGCAGTTCCTGATGCAGGCATCATCATTATACGCTCCTCGTGATCAGTATACAATTGAATAAGCTTCTCTTTTCTTTCTCCATCGAAATATTTTTCGATAACCCCTATCAATTCTTGATAGTTGGCTTGTAATTGTTCGGGTGTAAAATTCATAACTGTTTAGTTAACTTTTTAAGTTGTGATTCTAATTTACGTCTGTATGTAACGCGTTTTTCTTTTTTAATATCTTTCTTGAGTTTAGCAATCTTTACAAGAAGTGATTGACGATCTCTCGCTTTCTGAGCTTTTGTGCGAGTATCTTTTTTCATTTCTTTTTTAGGAGTAGCTGGCAATGTACCTTTGAGATCTGGTTGCTCTACTCCTTTATGATACACCGTACCATTCTCATGAACAAACACCTTCATAAACTTCCATCCTCTGTGAAATCCCGAAGGTCTTTTGGGTTTTGGTAATCCTGATCCATCCCACATATCTATTACACATTCCCAACAAGTGTAAGCTATAACTTCAATATTTCTTTCAGATGAAGTTCCACAAACCTTGCATTCTAGCATATGCGTCTCTCTACTTCGAGGTAATCTTGCTTTTGTTTTGGTTGTTTTTTTCTTTGCCATACTTTTGTGATTTATTTACTAAGTATAAGCCTTTTTTTCCAAAAATGCTAATTATAGTGAGGAATGCTGAAAGGGATGATAAGCCAGGCGAGACAGAACCAGATTGTTCTGCCATTCACCTTTCGCTTAGTAAAATAGTAGGGCATGATGCCTTCTTGTTGATATTGATCCAAAGCCGTTGTGTGTACAATATTCTTCTTCGTACCACATAGTATTAGGAAGTCGGGTGAATTCATAAAGATCACATCGGTATCTTCAAGCCCTTCTTCGTACGCATCTTCTACGTATCCGGAGATATCCAAAGCATTATACAACTCACCAAAGTCTAACGCTTTTTCTTTTTGATCGAAATACCACACAAACTCTTCGTCCATATCTACATTATAATCATCTTTTAAAAGCGAGTTTGCTTGTGTTAACTGTTTTTTCGCTCTCGAAAGAAATCCGCTCTGAACTAACGCTGTGTAATGGTTCTTCATCAACTACTTATTGTCGCTTTGATTTGAGTTATTAGATCGCTTTGGTGATCTTCTAGTTTTTTTGTAGGGCTTTTTAGCTTGCCTCTTACTACTCGCCTTGCTCTGCTCTAAAACGCGTTTAGATAAAGTATCAGCAAAATCAGTTGTGATTTTGAGTTTAACTTGTAATTCTTTGTATTTCTTGTTTAATACAAATAAGTAACGACTTAGTATAATTGTTATAAGTGTAACAATTCCTAAGGAAATAAAGGATAATAACATAGTTTTTGTTTTTTTATTGTGTTATTGTATAACTACCAATATCCGGAAAATAATCCAGAAAGTCAACAGTTTTAAGATTTTTTATACAAAGATATAATCACTACCATCCTGCACTACACCCTCCATAGCCCAAGTTGCTCCCAAATTAGTCACACTCACACGATCACCTCTACTACCAGTTGTAGTTAATCTAAAATTGCCAGTAGTTGTTTGCGCATTTGACACAGCTAATAACGATCCTTCGAAGGTTTCGCTTGTTTCTAACCTAAAAAAGCTTATCTCAGAAGCTGCAGCGTCTGTTATATAAAACTCAAATCTGGTTCCGATTGGATACTCAGCTGCTGGCGATAGATTGAGTCTGATTGTGTTTACTCCTGATTGTGATAAATCGATAAAAGTAATCATACCAGGATAGATATCACTTCCCGATACATTACCTGCTACATTTGAGGTATTATCTATAGAAACTGCATCCTTATTAAGCCTTCCACTAACACTTCCACTAACCTCTAAGCTTCCAGAAATAATAGCACTACCAGTATATGGAAAAATATCTACAGTCAACCCAGAACCATCTCCTTCAAACGATCCACTAAATGATCCGCTAAATGATCCGCTAAACGACGCGGCTGTTACATTATCGGTAACTGTAAATGAGCCTGAGTGGTTAAAGGATGCTGTCGTTGTTAAAGTATCAGGGTTTAACTTGATTATTCCAGCTCCTCCTATCTGCAAAGTATTACTTCCCAGTGTGTGAGTGTGATCACCGTCGAGAGTTAGATCTGCTGTAGCTATGTTTTCTGCTCTAGAAGCACTAGCTGCTAACGAAGAAGATACAGAATAACTTGAACTTACTGCGTACGAAGATGTAACAGCATATGAAGATGTAACAGCATATGAAGATGATATTACTCCAGTAATATCAGCACCACTCCCATTAAACGCAGAAGCCGTTACATCACCAGTTACATCCAACGAACCGGTTATACTTGCATCACCAACATGAGTACCATCCCACTCAGCCGTTACTCCTGTAATGTTTGTTCCATCACCACTAAACAACCCCTCAAAAGATCCACTAAACGAACCACTAGATACCCCAGTAAAAGATCCGCTAAAAGATCCAGTAGCATCTATATCATAGCTACCAGTTCCATCTAATGCTTCAATAATGTTTGTGATATGCGATGCTTGTATAGTTTGAGCATTCGCTATGCCGGATTTAGGAATTTTTGCCATTTATATGCTTTTTTAATAAATAGCTTGCAATACAATTAAACCTGATAAATAGAGTCGCTTAATCTACCTAATCCGTCTGGGTGATCCATTCCATATCCAAATACCCATTCATCACCTAAATCAAATCCACTAAAATCTAACTCAAGTGGACACGTTTTACGTCTAAGTAATGCTGCTTTGTAAACGTGGTTAGCACCCTTTTCATAAGCTAGCTTTTCAAGGTATGCGAGAGTGTTTCCACTATCAGCAATATCATCGATGAGCCAAACATCCTTATCTATTAAATTTATATTCCAAGGCTTCCACAAATCAAAGTCACCTTGTGTCTTACCATTATAAGAAGATACTCCTACACAGTCAACGTAAGCATCACATAGCAAAAACTTGGCTACATCTTGAAAGAAGGTAATACCTCCTTGCAGAATAGGTGTTAGTACTGGATATTCGTTTGGATCGGTGCGTTGGCCTGGAGGATACTTTGAATTAATTATATCTGCTAACTCTGTGACCTTATCCTCTATTGCCAGAGGGCTAAATAATATTTTTTCCATAACCAACTATACAAAATTTATATCAAACAGTCAACTTTTTATTGCTTGTTTGGAAGTTTTGTTTACGCATCACAGTCTTGCTGATCAGTTCTAGTTTTTTGGTTGATGGATTGTATTCAAGTACGAAGGGGACGTTGATATTAGACTCCATATCAACAATTACAGCTTCTGCATTGGAACCTAGCTTTGTAATCTCTTGCCCATAATCCTCATAAGTCTTAGCAAACAAATCCTCAAGTTCTTCTGGCTCTATTTGCTTACGATTACGAACATCATTAACTCGATCTAAAAAGTGACGTGTAAACTCTACATCAATTCCAATAGCTGCAAACAGCTTATCAAGATAACTTTCAATTGAATCTAACTCGCTTTGTGAGATGATCTCATTCAGTACATCTTTAAGTTTAATCATCTGTGCGATCTTTTGTATCAATAGCTCCACCATGAACCCATGCTGCACAACTACGAGAGCCAGCACATTTAAAGTGCAAAAAGTTACAATAACCTATATCAGCTTTCTCAACACTAGCCATTGCATCCACACTATCTTCATCACCCTGTATTCCCTTCTCTATACAACTCCACATCTGATCAGATACATCAAATGCCGCACAATTTGCACATTTCATTGTTTTAGCAGTTTCCTCACTAACCTTCCACTTATCTGCAGCTTTTTGCCAGTAATCGCCAGGCTCATCTGGATTGGCTGGTCCGTAATGGTATTTATTGATTGCTTTTTGTCTATTTGCTAAATTCACATTAATATCCTGAGTTGCAGCAGGACACCCAGTTTCAACTTCTATTAAAATATGCTTTAATTTAATCATCTGTTGTTGTGTTTATGATTACTTCAATTTTAGGTTCATAGTTGCGCGGTAGCTTGTTGACAAATCCACGAAAAGTAGAGTTACCTGCATCGTGTCTGAATTCAAATCTCAGTCCAGTAAGGTCCATCATAATCTGTGAAGATGTAGTAAAGTTGTAGCTGTTGTCTCTGCGATAAGGATTCATAAACTTATCCGATGTATGCTGCTTAGACATTGCATCTAATATCTCCTCTTGTGAAGAGATGTCGCTTAATCGATCAAAAGCAATCTGCTGTCTTGATGTAGAAGAATCTCGTTTTATGCCACCAGTATAACCTGCATTAGGATATACCATTCCATGGTTGGTTCGAGTGATCAACTCTTGCTCACCAACACGCTTAATAGATGGAAGATGTTTAGATGTCATCTCAATAACAAAGCTGTGATTAGCGCTGGATACTATTGTAATACCTTTCACCCCAACATCCTTCTCATCTTCACCTCGATAACTGATCACTGATCGGATAGCTTCAGAAAGCTTGGGTTTGGATAAAGCCGTTCGAATCTTTTGTCCATCGTAGGATGGTTTTCCTGACTTACCTTTTCTAGCTTTATCTTTTGCTAACTCTCCCTCCTTCTCATCAAAGTTAACTGCGAGCGATGCATTAACAACACCCACTCCATTAGCATTCATTCCTTCACTCCAATCTGTAAGCACATCGCGCATATATACAACCTCAACACCATCAACTATCTCATGTATCACTTCCAAATCTGGAGCATACATGCGATCGCGATTCTTAGCTAAAATAACATTACCACCTACATTCATACGCGCAATCACACACTCATCGATAGGAGATTTTAGTAATTGTGATAGTTTGATCATCGTAGTTGTGTTTTATATAAATAGGGTGTAAATGGTTTATGATTCCGAATCTGACTTGGAATTGGATGCATATTTTACACCCATAATTGTACCAATAATACTAAATGCGTTTGTTAGTAGTATGCCAAACATGTTACTCCAAGCTGTACCAATAAGCTGCGT